CATGTACTAGCAGGTATATCGCTCGTTGTCGGCGCGCCGGCCTTTGTCCAAGCAGTCAAGACCATATTGCGAGACGTACCTGTCCCTGCATTCTGCACGCCGATTGTCAGCACGTTGGATGTCGTCGTCCAGTCGAACGTGGCGCGTTCGAAGTTTGATGCGTCGCTGTAGGTGTTGTAGACGCGGAGATTGTGAGGGTTCGCGCCGTTGCGCAAGCCCAAGGCATAGACGCTGCCGCTGTTTTCATCGCCCTGGAGCTGTGTCGTACCATTCCAGTTTATTTTTTGCGTGTAACTGCCACTTAGATTGAGATCCCCGTAAATACCGAGCTGGCCCGAGATACCAACGGTAAATTTGGCAACTCCCTGATAATTTACCTGGAATGGAACGTTGGTAATTGCGCTACCTTGTTGGTTAACAAGCACGCTTCCGTCAGGGTTGGCCGATAGAATCGATACGCCGCTGCGCTGAAAGTCGAATAGCGTTGACGTGTTCGATTGCGCGGTAACGGTAATGTTTTGCACAATACCTTGGAACGTCACCCCTGCGTTGTTCCAGGTCTGCGTTACGTTGATCAGCGGCGCATTGGCGGTGATCGTCGCGCCGGTCCCGGTCAGCGGGGCGTTAGCTGCACCGCCCCCTCCCGCCGCCGCCCACGTTCCATCACCGCGCCAATATGTCGTCGCCGATGCACCTATACCGCTGCCGAGATTTCCAACCGGAAGATTGCCGGTCACTCCGGTCGTCAGCGGTAGCGCTGTGCAATTAGTCAGCACGCCCGCTGTCGGCGTTCCCAGGTTCGGCGTAACCAGCGCCGGGGAGGCCCACATAAAATTGGCAACTTGGGCCGGAGTAAACAGCACATCGGTCGTGCCCGATTGCACGCCCATCAGAAAGTCAGCGCTAGCGAGGTTGACGCCTGCTGCGGCGATCTGAGAGAACTTCATGGGTCAACTGCCTGCATCGACCGCGACCGCTGCGTCCACGGCGGTTCTGCTGCTTTCACGATGCCGAGAGCAACTTCCGCCGCTTCGCGTTTAACTACCAATTCAGGAAGCATTTGGCGCAACAGTGATTGAGCATTGTCGCCGTAACATTGCCATGTCCAAGCGCGAGAATGCCTAGGATTCTTAGGCCGTTTCTCAGAAATCTTTCCCGTGCCAGTGACTCGGACTACCTTCTGCATCAATTCTTCATTCGTATTTGTAACTGTTAAGGCGACGCTGCGTATTATCTTACGGCGCGTCCATCTCACACAGCCTTCGCCATCAAACACGCCTGCAAACCATGCAGCTTGCACTTCTGTCATTTGTCTCGCTGGCTTATGAACAGCCTCTCCCCAATAGCCGTGTCTGGCGCAAGTGCGACTACAATATTTTGCGATCTTTTGCCGATTGCCTTCGCCACCAACAAGAAAGATTTTGCCACAACGTAAGCAAGGTCTTTCCTCGGGCTCGACGCGCAAGACTTTCGGCCGACCAACGCGACTTTTGTAGAAACACTCGCGCGAGCAGTAGAGCAGCTTGGTGTTGTTCTCCCACTCATACGCCAGCCACTCATTCCCACATTGCTGACAGACGCGCGTGACTTTTGGTGCCTTAGCCGGACGTCCTCTCATGATCTCCTCCTCGATTAAGGAGCGAGATCATAAATATTTTACCTGTATAGTCCATGCCTAGCTAAGTCATTGATTATGTTAGCTGATCGCGCCAAGTGAAGAGTACGCTATCGTTGTTATTTAACGGGATGCCCGCAAAGTCTGCGTGTGCGAACAGGCTGCCTCCCTTCGCCGTGGTGTTGGCGTAGGTCGCGGTCTGGCCGCCGAGCGCGGCATTCGTGTTTGCCAATCCGTCCGCGCCGCTGGTAGCCGTTGCGCCAACCGCATGTGCCACTGCCGCCGATCCGAGCTGCGCCCGCACCACAGTCAATGTCGCCGTGCCCTGACCCGCCGTGACAAGCTGGCATTCATTTTCTGTCTGTATGTAGAAATTGCCCGACGCCGGACCGATAGTGGCGGTGAGTGTGATGGTGGTCGCCGCCGCCGCCTGCGACGACGTGGCGATGGTCGTGGTCGAGGCCGCTGATGTGGTGTCGAATAGGCCCGCCTCCGTGATCGTTTTCGCGTTGGTGGCCGTGATCGTGCCCGTGACCTGATAGGTGTCGGCCAGGAACGAGGTCTGGATCAGCGATGAGGTTCCGGCGACACGCGCCTCGGTCTGCGGACCAAACAGGGCGACGTCGCTGTTGGCGCTGGCGGTGGTCGCGCCGGTGCCCCAGCCGATGTTCTTGGGCTCGGTCGGGCTTCCTGCGGCTTTGACAAAAGCCCAAATTATGGAGCGACCGGGATAGGTCGCCGTTGCGGAGTTTGCCAAAATAACCTCCTATCGTGATTTGGTTATGAGCTGATTCCCCATGCGACGAGCCGCGTCGAGTCGCTCGAATAGCTCGTCCCTGACTTGCTGCATCACGCTCCTCCAATCGTCAGTCTTGGTCTGACGGAATAGACGCAGCGACGGATACCAAGGACTATCGGGCCTGTCGTGCATCCAGACCCAATAGGGATTCTTTGTCAGCACCACCCACGCTTCCCTGCCGAGAACTCCGCACAGGTGAGCGATGGAGGTGCAACAGGTGACGACCAGATCCATTTGCAGAATTGCCGTGGCGGCAATCGTGAGGCCGCGGTCACGGCACTGTGAGCCTAAATCGCAAATAATGTCCCTTGCCCCGAGGCGCTCGATGTCCGCCTGCCCCGGCCCGACTTGCAGGCCGTACAGCCACACATTCGGATGCTCCGCGAGCGTCAGCATCAACTCGAGCGGGATGGACCGCTCGTCGTTGCGCTCTTGCTCGGGATTGCCGGTCCAGCAAATGCCGACCTTGAAAGGCTGCGGCCCAAGCGGCGGCGGAATGTCTGCCTTTCCGAATCGCATCTGCTCCTCCGCTCGCTTGCGGATGAAGCCAGGATCAGCCGGGATCGTTTCCAGGGTGCAGCGTGAATGGAATGGCAGGCTGCCGATGACGACGCTGTAATCACATTCGGGGATCGTCGTTCCTTCCGGCACGTATTCGACAATGCCCGCCTCCACGTATTTCCACAGCAGCACGATGATTTCGTGACTGCAACACAGATAGAGCCTGCCGTCTCCGAGTTGACCCTTGAGCCACGGCAGAAAGCGCGAGAAGAACAGGGTATCGCCGATGCCCTGCTCGATGCAGCAGAACATGCGCTTGCCGAAAATATCCTCGCCTTTCCAATATGGAGCGGGGAAGTTTGGGTAGACTCTTTTTCCTTCCTTTTGCCGGAACGGGATGCGCGTCTCGTATTCCTCCCACCCGCGCTCGTAGTCGCCAAGGGAAAGGCGCATCATCGAGCGGCACCACTTGGCATTGAGATAGCTGGAATCGAGCGCGATGGCGTGCGCGAACAATGTTTCTGCTTCATCGAATTCGTGCAGATCCTCAAGCACTAGAGCCTTGACGTGCAGCGCCTCCGGTATCACGCCCATCGTCATCGACCTGTCGGCACAAGCCAAGGCTTCCTCGTATTGCCGCGATTTCCAGAACAGCGCCGCCATGTTCGCCCACAGCTCGCGCGAGTTTGGCTGCACGGCGATGGCGCGTTTCATCTCGATAATGCCGGTGGCAACGTGCTGGTACTTCGCCCCGCGCATCAGCGCGATGTTGTTCAGCTCCGTGACGCATTCATGCACGGGCCGGTCATGCGGCCCGCGCCGCCTGGTCGGGATCTGAACGATCTTGCCCATTAGGTGTCACGGAGTCGGTGGCAGCGGCGGACCAGGTGCAAAAGTCGCGGTAATTGGCTGGTCGTTCTTAAAGAGATCCTTGGCACCGGCAACGTCGGCGCCCATGTAGCGCAGTTTGATGCCGCCATTCGTGCGATCCAGTGCCGTCAGCTCGACCTCGAACACGGGGACAGTCACGAGCATGTCCTCGCCATTAACCGTGCCCTGCGTCGCTGTCGTGGTCTCGTGCGGATTGTGGCAGACATATTCCGCCTGCATGGCCGTTATTCTGGGTGCAGCGGCTGCTAGAGCATCACGTACCGGGCTAGGTTTGGGATCAGCCATTTCTAATCTCCTATGTGAGCAGACTGCGCTTGAGCGTGATCGATGTGACCACGCACCACTTGAATGCGAGAATGCCGAGCCAGATCCATTTCGGGAGTGATGCCGTCAGCTCTCCCAAATTGCGGTCCTTCAAGCGGCTCTCGTGGCAATTCGGGCAAACATCGCCGACCGGCCTGTCGTGCCACTCGGCACGCCAGCATCCCGGCCATAGCTCTTGCGTGCGAGCATCGCCCTTGAAAACGCCAGGAGCGCCGCAGTGCGGGCAGGCATGGATCAGCACGGCCTCAAGCGACTTGCGCGTGATGCCGAATTGAATATTGGCTTCTCTCGTCTTTGCGTTCATGCGCTTGGCTTTACCTCCAGGTCGCCGCGACCGAGCATTTCCGCAGTCTGCGGCTGCAACCAGACGCCGGTCCTCGTCTGCCCCGGCTGAAACTCGATGGGCCTGCCGCTGTAATCGTGAATGACACGCAGGGCCTTCGGATTCTTGCTGGTGATGTCGTATCGTTGCGGCCCGATCTGCGCGTTCTTCTTCGCCAAGTCCGCGAGTTCTGCTTCACGCGGCGTTGGCGTCGCCAGCTCCTCCTCGACGGTGCGGCGCACGACATCGACCGGCGGCGGCGCGGGCACTGGCGGTTCGGGCGGTGCATCCCACGGAGCTTCCTTGGCCGCAGCCGGTGGCGGTGTCGGCTCCGTGGTCTCGATTTCTGTTTCTGCCTCGTCCTCCTCGTCGTAAAACTTGCGCTTCGGCGGCGCAGGCTTTGCGTGCGAGGGGTGCTTGGTCGTCTGTTTAGCCATGATTTCTTCCTCTCCTCCAAAACCGAAAAGAACCGCGCGTTGGAAACCAAGACGCGCCCCTTGGTGCCACCTCTTACGGTGAGCCAACTCCGCTGATCCCATCTACATAGCGCACGGCACCGGGGAGCCGGATTTCAACCGAGCCGACTCGGAAAATGCCGGGAATGTCGAACTGGATCGCGTTGCGCTGGAACACCGGCAGGAAGCGGTGCGGCATCGGGACGTGTAATCGCAACACGCGCGGGTCGCGGCGATAGACGATCATGCGACCGCCACCGTCACCACCGGCACTGTCGAGGCCGAGCACACCACGTATCGTCAGCGGTGCGCCGGTCGTTGCCGTGTAGAGATTGTATTTCGCCAGATAATCCAATGCGTTACCGTAGGTGTTGGGAACGCGGATATTGGCTAGTTTCTGCATCTCACCAATCGGCAGCAGCACCGTGTCGGCCATCTGCACGGTCAAGCTGCCCGCATAGACACCCGTAAGCGCGTTCTGCACGTCGGTGATGATTTCGTCGGCGGTCTTGCCCGACCAGTGCGTTGTTCCACTGGCACCCGTCGCGCAGGTGACGGTCGTTACCGTCGTGTTGTTGAACAGGCCAGTGATATTCTGCGTGGCATCGCCACGGTAAGCATGATTGTCAAGAAACATTTCATAGGCGAACCGTGCCGCTTCCGCGCGCTCAGCCGTGAGGTTGAGGCCCGGAATCATCATCGCCTGGCCGATTTCTTCGAGCGTGTAGTTGTATCCGATGCCAGCCATCTGGATACCTTGCTCGAATTTGTTGCGGTTGATGTCGGCAAACGGCATGTCGGTCGCCATGTTTGACAACCAGCGTGCCTGTCCGACTTTATCGAGCGAGAAGTAAGTAACTGACTTCGCCCATTCACCCGCAGCCGTGTCGATGGGAATGAGCTGCTGGTAAATGATCTCCGGATATTCGATCCGGTAAACTTCTGGCTCTATGTAGGCGGTCTGGCTCAGTAAGAAGCCAAGCGCCTGTTGTGGATTATCGTAAATCTCCATGCGCATGGTTGCTCTCCTTACTTGAACGACGGATCGCCGACACGAAGGATCGCGAGCACGGGCGTTCCGGCCGAACCAACGGCTGTCGTCATCCAGCGTGCGTGCGTGATCGTCGTACCAGCAATTCCGAGCTGCCCGGTCGTCGCACTGAACGTCACGGTCGTTGCGGGAGTGACCGAGGCGTAGCAGTTCACCCAGATGTCGCCCGCCGCGAGAATGCCCGCGAGGTCGTATTGCGGATAAGCGTCGAGGGGCAGTGTGTTGCTGCTCCCAGGGACGGAGAGATCCGCGCGGGCGAGTGTCGGATCAGCACGGGTGATGCCAACGAAGGCCGAGCCGCCAATGATGCAGCCGCGATCGTTGACGCCTTGGCTGACGGCAAGGCCGAAGCCGATGCCAGCAGCGGTTTCCACAGTGCGGGTGTCGGCAACGAAGTTTACTTCGCTGGCGAGAATCCCGTTCTGCGCTACACCGATGTATCGGGTGTAGACGGTTTGAACAGGGGCCGGCTGTAACATGAGCCCTATCCTTTCTCGTTATGGGTTGCGTTTACTGCGTGCGCCCGACGGTGCGCCAAGCTTCCGTTTGACGCTTCACGTAGCCGTCGTAAGCAGCATCCTTGATTGCCTTGGCATCGTTGACGCCGCCGCCGCCGAGATTCAGCAATGCCAGATTGTCCGCGAGCCGGTTGACGCCAGTGCGCGGCTTGACGTTGGCAGCGAGCGCCTGAAACGCGCCCGCAATCGCCTCGTCGCTCACCATCGTCTTGGCGATGGCGTCGCCAAGTTTCGCGGCAACGACCATGCGCTGGATTTCCGCCGGTTCCTTGCCAGAGAACTCAGCCCGGCCTTCCATGATCGCGTCGGCCTTAATCATCAGCTCGGTGCGGGCCTTGACGATCTTGTCGAGTTCGCCGCCGGAAAGCTTGGTGTTGGCGTCCTCGAGCTGCTTTCTCAGAACGGCGATCTGGCCGAGTGCAGCATCGCGTTCGCCACGGGTTTTCTTTTCTTCCTCTTGCTCCTCCTCGGCAGGGCCAGGACCAGCCTCCTCCTTATCCTTGCTCCTCTTGCGAGCATCGGTCAGTGACTTGATGTGCGCCTGTACGTGTTGGGCTTCGGTCTCATCCTCAAAGGAAACAAGCCGATCACCAATCAAGACTTGGACCATCTTGTGAACCTCCTTCTTGTGATCGTCCCCGATCCGTAGACGCGATCCGCCTCTGGCAGCGGGGACGACGGCCAGATGATTTGCGCGTATCGCTGTTTGTTTGGCGTCGTAGATTTCGCCCTCGGGCGTAGTGCCTCGGCCCCACTTCAATTCGGTGGAGTAGCCGACCGACAGTTCCTTGACGCCATCACGCTCGTAAGCACGAATTGCCTTGCCATCCATAATCATCATCGGCACGCGCACGGTTTCACCGTCGCGGGCAATGTCCTCGCCGATATGACCAATGGAAAACTTCTCCCAATTATCCGCATCGATCATTTTCGGCGGATGGTTAAGCGTGACCGGCTTGCCCGCGAGACTGCGCATTGCCCTGCGGCTGAAAACCTCGGAAGGCGACCGATAAACCCGCACCATGCCGAGATCCGAACGTCCCAGCTCCTTGCCATCGTAAAGCTGGATGCCGGTGCGCGCGATGCGCGCGTCCGCTACCAAGTAACCATCCTTGGTGCGGCGCACCTTGCCGCCATCGACGATCAGCGCGATACTGTCACGCGTGCGGCGGCCTCGCCTGCGCATTACGCCGGGACCGTGTTCCATCTCCTCTGCATCATCGTCGTCGTCGGGAGTTTCCTCGATGCCATGCTCGTTGGAGCGCTTGGCGTCCCTATAGATGTCTGCTTCCTCCTCGTCCTCATCATCGTCATCATCAGGCGGGGATCGTTTACTCTTACGATCCACGTGCAGAGCGCCGTCCGGATACGGGCTGGCCGGTTTGTTGCGCCGAAGCATCCGGCTGAGGCCGCGCTCTGGTGACGGAATCGAGCCTTCGCCATTGCACATGTCGCATTCGGTGCTACCGCTATCGTCGTCGGGATCTTTACCGGTGCCGTGACACTCGGGACATGAGAACTGCGGCGGTAGCTCGTCCTGCTGACTTTCTGGAATGCCGACGTAGCCCTCGCCATCACAGCGATCACACTTGAAGCCGTTGACGTTGCCTGCTCCATCGCACTTGGGGCATGGCTTCGCATCGAGGCCCTTCTTGGCAAGCTCCTCGCGTCGCGATGCCGAAAACTGTCTGTCGCGCATGGCTTGATCTCCAATCTCAGCAGCGGAATCGGCAGCGCCGCCATATAGTTTTTGCATGTGCAAGGCGTACCCCACGCCATTAAGTTTTGCTTCCGCTAGCGACGAAGTTGTGCCCTGCGTCATCTGCTTGCCGCTAGGCTCATGGTGAATATTCCAGATGTGGGTTGGCTCTCGGTACCCAGACTTTTCCATCAGCGACTTCACGGCACCAAACTTGAATGCGCGTTGTACTTCTGCTGGCGCGGCGCGGCCTGCCGCCTTGCCCTCGCCTATCTTCCAAATGCTGACGCGGTAATTACCGCGCTTGGTCTGGATAACTGGCCTTTTACTGTCGGGATGTTGGCCTTTCCCCCACCTGGCCGCTGCTGCTGCTTCCCTTGCTTCCTCTGTCCAGCCGATATCGCGCGTAAGCCATCCATCGACGGCCTCGTAGTCGTCGTCCTCGTCGTGAGATTTGTGGTGAACGCCCTTCTTGTAGCCTTGGCCGACCGCCCAATTGGAAATTGCGGCCGCGCTCTCTTTGCTCAAGCCCTTCTTTTTCAGCGCCTCGTAGGTCGCTGGATTCTTGATCGAAGGGCCGGGCTTTTTGCCACCAGGCATTGCCGAGTGCTCCGGCAGGCCGTGTCTCCTCAGACGGCCAACCTGTCGGACCAGAATTTCGGCATCAAGGAAGTTGATTACGCTAAGTGAACCCTAACTGGAACCCCCGTCAACATCCTGTTTCCGCGCATCTGCAAATGGCACCACGCCGCCTTCGCTCATCGCGTGCATCGTGGCGGCGAGGCCGGGATGCAGGGGCTTGGGCAAGTTCTGCTTCTGGAACCAGCCGTATTTGGTGTGCTCGGGATTGAGGATCGGCGCGAATTGCCACTCCGCCGGTTGCGCGAAAGTGTGAAAGTGCACGCCGCTGGTCGTCCGCTCATCGACCTTAACCGCCTTGTGATCGCCGGGATTGCCGGTCTCCTCCGCCGATTCGCGCTGCGCCGCCTGTAGCGGCTCCTCGTTTCCTTCCAAGCCGCCTGCCGGGATTGACCATTGGCCGGTATCGGCGCGTTTCATCAACAGCATGTGGCCGGTTGGCGTGTGGAACAAAACGCCCGCCGCCTCGATATCCTCGACGTAGGTGGTTTGAGATACTAGTCGGCCAAGTCCTACCTCGTCCTTAATTCCCGGCTTGTTTGGTGAGAATTTAGAAACTATTGCCGATTTGATCTGTGCGGGATGGAATGCGACCCAAGAGGTGCCGCCCTCGACCTCATTGGTGTATTTGATGCCGTCATAGCCTTCCTTTTGTAGATTGGCGCGATAATCAGCAGCCATCTCTTGTGCGAGCGAGAAGTCAGGCTCGTCGCGTTGCGCGGCATTGGAGACCGCCCGCTCGTTTATCTCTGCGCGATACTCCGGGTCGCTCTCATACTTTGCGCTTGTCTCCTCAATATCGCCGTCCTCCTCGAGCTCCCAATCAACATCTGAATGCGGGTAGTTACCGCGCATCATGCGGTCGAACATGCCGCTATCGCTTGTCTTGTACGGATTCTCGATCTTGAGAAACACTGGATATACACGTCCGCCTTCCGGCTGTTTTTCTCGTTCACCATAGAGTCCACCGGCAAACTTGTTGGCGACTCGCGCTTCCTCTGCAAAGTGCGAGCCCAAGAATGTGCGCGGATCGCCTCCGCTGCCAGCACGCCAGTATTCATCGTGTTCTTGCGCTTGTGGTTCTCCAACTGAGAACTCACTAAAGTCTTCCGGCGTTGTCGTTCCGTGATAAACAACCAACGGCGAGCCGTTCTTATCAACAACTTTGCTATTGCCGAACCACGCCTTGAATTGTTCTGTACCGCCGCCGCCTTCGCCGGTTACGTACTGATTGCCTCTGAATGGATGGCCGGGAAGATCGCCTGCATCATGTACGCTGCCCCTGCGACTTGGCGTGAAGGCGCATCTGCAGTTGCTAACTATATAGCCCGCGTTATTGTATAATCCGCTTGTCGTCGAGGCATCGAAAGCCCAACCGGAGAATTGTCGCACATGAACATCAAGCACCCTATCCCACCGCAAAAGCGCGTAATCGCGCTGTATCAGAGCGGCCACAGCATTGTCGCGCTTGCGCGTAGATACGCTACCAGCAGGCGCATGGTTATGCGCACGTTGATTAAGTCCGGCATTCGGCTGCGCAGTGCCTCTGAACAAGAAATTATCAAATGGGGCGGCATGACTAAACGGCAACGCAGGATGCAAGTTAGCGCCGCCCACGAAGCTGCACGCGGAATGAAATATTCGGAGCAGGAATTGCTGCGCCGTGCTCGCCTCCGTCAAGGAATGCCGGGGAACGTTGGACCGCGCGAAGCGATGTTCGCCACCATGCTGGATGCTGCCAAGCTTAGCTATCTGCAACAGGTCGCTTGCGGGAAATACAACATCGATTTTATCATCACACCAACGAATGTCGCCGTGGAAGTCGTGCTTGGCTCCGGTAATGCCCGCCATGATAAGCGGAAACGTCTCAAACGCATCCTCAATGAATGGAATTTGTTTGAAGTACGCTCCACTAGCACCACCTATCGCACCTTCGCACCGAAGGTCATAGAGAAGCTTGTCTCCTTCCTTGATTTCATGCGCTCGCAACCACCCTCGGTCGGTCAGCATCGGGTGGTTCGGCCCGATGGCGAAGAACTTGGCACTTGTCCGAAGGTATACGGCCGGACCCACAAATCTGGCACGCACCATCTCGTTCACAGGACCGTAGGAAGCGACGGTCGTCCCCTCTAAGACCGCCCACGGATGTGCTGGAATTAAATCTTCTGCTTCATCCAACTCATAAGGCCCGGCTTCGGACAAGTCTGAACACAGGTCACAGACATCCGAATCTTCGGCCGTCTCAATGCTCACCTCCTCATAGGACGGCACCTCCTCGATGGGCCGGTTCTCCGTTTCCTGCAGCCAGGGTGGCCGACTGATCGGCACTCTCACGCGCTGCTCGCCGCGCCACGGCAACTCGGCGGCCTCACGCGGGGTTAATGGCTTCCTGCGGGCGTCAATGGCATCCTTGCGGAAGCCATAACTCGGATAAACTTTGAAACCAGCCTTCTCTGCCTGCCGTTTGAATGCCGCGCCAGCGCCCTCGACGCGCAGCACATGATGGGTCGGCATGGAATGAACTCTGCTGCGCGCCTCCTGCGTCCACGCATGACCGACATAGCCTTTGAGGCCGCGCGCGACTTGGCCTTCGCGCTGTTGGCGCGAGAATGTTTCGTTCGTATGTTGGGAAAATTCTGACATAGGCCACGACTGATATGCGACATATTGGTTGCCACGGAACGGATGGCCGGGCTGATCGGCATCGTGCGAAACTACGACGACTGCTGGGAAACTCTTTTTGCCAGCAAGCATGAGCGCATCAAAACGGTGAGAACCTTCGAGAACATACGGACCCTTGTCTAATCCGCTTCGCTCCTCAATCACGATCAATGGTTTGATTTGGCCATTCTGTTTGATTTGCTCAGCAAGGTATTCCGTGCGTTTATTCCTTACTGGCTTTTGCTGCCCGAATGCCGAGAATGGCACCTCGCGGATACCGGGCAATTCAGTATATTTGTCTTCGTTGCCGAGTTCGGCCCCAATCGAAGCAGTGTTAGGAACATGAGATAAGACTTCCAATCCACCAACTTCCTTGCCAGCCCGTGGGTATTTCTTATCGATATGGGCAATTGCTTGCTCTGCCGTGATTTCTCCGCCGCCGCTTTCTCCCGTCGTATATTGATTGCCACGAAACGGATGGCCGGGGCCTTCGCTGTCATCGACGCCGAAATTCTCGCTTGAATAGCTGTAACCGAGTGCAGCGGCATTCGGCCTGTCGCCGGGCTTAGGACCACGGCGCTTCTTGTTGTATTTGCGCGCCCATGCTTCCGCCCGCGCGATGCGGGCTAATGCCTTGGCTCGTCCTTTCCGCGCCAACGCCGAGGCTTCCCATGCTTCCGGTCCCCAATCGTGCAATTTGTGCCGTTCCGGAATAATGCCGACGCTGGTAACTCCGGCATTACGGAATGCCGAGAGCGTGCAGGTGGCGTGCGTCTTGGCGGTCACGTACTCGCTCATTGCCCTTGTTCGGTTCCGCATTGTCCGGAATACAGGAGCCAGAGCGTTTGCCGCTTTAGTTGGCGAATCGGCGGCCATGATCGAGTGCGTGACCATCCGGACAATCTGCTGCTGTGCGGCCTCCACGATCCCGCGCAGCTCGTTGACCGCATAGTTCTCCATCATCTTGATGCGTAATGGATCAACCTTGCTCCCTGGCGCATGGCCTTCGGCGTGTGTCTGCGCAATTGCCGCAGCGTGGCGCACATAGGGCAACAGCCACCTGCCATCCATGCCGAAAACCTTGTGCGCCAATTCTTGGCGCAGCCATGCCGCGAAACCCTCGCTCTTGTCGGCAAAGGGCAGGCGGCCGACGCCGCGCATACCGACCAGATCGTGCTCGATGAAAGCCTGACGGATTGTCTTGTTGAGAAGCGCCCAGCGGCGGTCACCCTCTGACCGCATCTTGGAACGCAGGCGGAACGTCTTTGTGGGGTCACGTCCCGCCCGCGCGTCTGTGACCTCCGCATACCGGGGGGAACGGGGGACAGAGGTCCGGGGACCACATAGACTTAATGCGTCGAGCATCGATTCTCAATCTATCTTTCGATCAATCCCCGTTAATCACACAACCTCGAAGGCGATGCAGGTGTTGTCGATGCGTTTTATGTCATGACCGTTTTCCAGTTGACGGTGCAGGAACATGGTGATGCCCACGGCAATCGGTTCTTTGCCTTGCGGATAATAATCATGCCAGACGATGATGCCTCCGGGCCGTGTGATCTGCCTCGCCAGCAAGGTGTCATTGACCACCGCGCGCCCGCCGTGATCGCCGTCGATGAACACGAAATCGGCAGGCGATACCTCGGTGTGGTGAATGTCGAATGATCCGAGCTTGCGCAGGAGCAGCCGGTAGCGCTTGTCATGCTTGGCAAAGTAGCCGGGATCTGTCGGCACTTCCCACTGCTGCTGTTGGTATTCCGTAGCGTATTGGCCGTGAATTACATCGATGGCGGTCCAATGCTTGATCTGCGGCAATGAGGCCAGCAGCGTCGCCGCCGTGTAGCCGCGATGTGCGCCGATCTCCAGTACGCGATGGCAGGGACGGAGCGATGCGGCGAGCGCGGCGAGAATCTCCAAGTCCCCCGGCCACACGCATGACATCGAGCCTTGCTCTTGCGGAAGTTGTAGCGGCGGGAATGCCAATGTATCCGGATTAACCACCGGCAGCTCGGGGAGATTCATTCGCCCTGCGATCCTGTGTGCCCTTGCTCCTCGGGGTTAGGTGACACTTCCGGTTGTTCAAGCTCACCGGGACCATAGCCCCCTGTCCCACCTATTCCTAATTCCGGCTCCTCTGGTTCTTCACCAAATTCGTCAATAGCCGCGTCCAGACCGGGATATACGCTGTCCTCAATAAGCTGGTTGACGACGCCGCGTCGCAAGGCATCTTCATTGAGGATGCCGTTGGTCGCGTAAATCTGCGTCGCCTGCGCCTTCTTCAAGGCAATGTCCGCTTTCTCGGCATCCGATAATTGCCATAGGGGATTCCACTCATAGCGCATGTTGGGATCGGGTTTGCCGAAGGCGCTGCGCATCATCACCTGATCGAGCATGCCTAAGCGCGGCGCGATCTCATTCTTCTGCTGGTTCACGCAATGGTCGTAATAGTTGCGCAGATCGTCGGGACCGCCGCTGGTCGCGCCGCCATGCAATCCTTGTCCCATTGCCGTGCCGAATATGCGGCTAACCGGAATGCCTGCCGCGCCCGCAACCAGGGTGAGGAATTCGTGCAGGATCATTGGCAGGCCGCTGTACTGCGTGTTGACGCGCTCCCACTCCTCCTCCTTGTCCAATAGCAGCGCCGAAATCACCGACTTGGTTTGTGCCGACAGCGTGAAGCGGTCAATCAGCCTGTTCTTGTAATCCGTATTTTTCAGGCGCAGCGCCATATCGGGGATCTTCACGATATCGAGCTTGCCGTCAGAGACAATTGAGGCAATCGACTGCGAGCTCTGGATGAACGATTGCAGCGTATCCACCACCGTCTGCAACACGCTGTCGCCCCAGCCGCCGCCCAGCGGCGCCAGCCGCCAATCCGGCAGCTCCAATCCCGGCAGCTCCAAGATGCGCGAGGGATGGATCTGTGTCAGGCCGATGTTGGTCGGCGTCGTGTACGGATAGTTCTGCAACACGCCCGCCGGACTGCGCCCGCCTGGCTCGCCTTTTTGCCGGTTGCCGAACGGAATTACATTCGAAGTAAAATTGGTGATGAAGCCCTTGATTGATCCCGGCGGCGGCTGTGGCTTCTGGCCGGGTATCGTCGGATAGGTCACACCTGTCTCGCCCTGAAAGCCGAACATCGGCGTGGCGACGGTGTAATAGGCCGCGCGCGTGTAATACGGATCAAGCACGTTGTAGATGCGCGGCCCCGCGTTGAGCTCCCAGCGATGCAGCACGACGATGTACTTGAGACAGCCCTTCTTGCACTTTTCCAGATCGAGCGCTTGGCTCGGATCGTTGCCGTCATCAACGCCGATCACTAAAGCAGCACCACCATAGAGCCGTGCCTTGGAAATCCACTGCCTGACCTTGCGGCGGAGATCCATCGTCTTTTCGATGGACTCGATGGCCTCGATCTGCTGCTGGCTCGCCTGCCATGACCGCCATTCCCGCGTCATGTCCTCGGCTGGCGCATCGACGATGGCCCGCGCCAGCCAATCGCCGCGGTACATGTTCTCCAACGTAGCCCGATCCAGCAGCCACAGCGTGAACTCGACGGCCTTGTTGCGGTCGATGCCCCATTGGCCGAGGCCGGTGACGAAGTTGTGCAGCGAATCCTTGACGTAACGGACGTAACTCATTGCTTGGTCGCTCCATCATTCATGTCGGTGAGCTGCTGCATGACCGCCGCCTTCGGCCGATAGAGCGCACATGCCTCGTCGCTGACATCGACAATCGGCCGCGCCATGCGGAAGCTCATCTGTCCGCCCGGAGCCGGTACTTGAATCGAGGTCGGCGGTGCGCCGTGGCACAGACGCTTGGTGATGTCCTCGCTAATCAGCTTGCCAAAATAGCAACCGCCGCATCTTTCAGTCATCCGAGCGGTCCTCCTGCATAGGGGAAAATGACCTCGACCTCATCGTTCGTCTCGATGCCGAGCGCATCCATCAGGCCCGGTGATATGTCGGCTACCCGCGAGGTGTCGGTATGCGGTCCCCAATCGGCCGGGTGGGCCAAAAGCATCAGGCCGGTTTTCGGTGCCAGAACCAGCGCCATGACGTCACCGCGCAGAAAGTCCTTCGGGAAAACATCATAGTCCCAACGCATGGCGATGTAATTCTCGTCGGGATCTAATCGCCGCGCTAGGCCGGTGGTGTTTGCCGGTTGCTCGTCGAGAAATAAATCCGGCTTGTCCTCAACCGAATAGAGAAACGCCAAGCCTTCCTCCGGCGTCACCCCGTCATCATCCGGTCCTCCGAACCAGGAAACCTTGCCCTTGGCGCGCAACGTCGCCGAAGTCACCGGCCCGGCGACATCGGCGATGGCTTTACAGATGGCGTCGAAATTCCTTTCGTACTGCTCGACATCCGCTTCCGCATCCACGAATGCTGTCTCGATCAGGATCGCGGGAGCATCGGTCATGTTGAGGAAATACAAATCGCTGCGCTTGTGCGCACCACGGTTTATGAGACCGCTGGCTTCGGCAATCGCCGCCGCGACCTTGGTGGCGAGCGCCTCCTGGCTCACATGCAGGACTTCCGTGCCGCGTCCGCCATCGGTGGGAATGTAGGCATTGAAATGAATTGATACGTCGAGATTGCGTGTCTGGCTGTTATGAAAGGCGACGATGTTTTCCAGATTGTCTTGTTGCGTCTTGGCGTCGTTCTCAAAGAACTCGACAACCTCGTGACCAAGCTTTCTCAGATAATCCGCTACCGCAGGCACCACGCGCCGCGCTTCATCGACCTCATCAATGCCGTATGGCTCCGGCCCCACGGCTCCGCGTACATAAAGGCCGTGGCCTGCGCTGATGACGAATCTCATTTGCGTCACCTTTCGGCAATGAGGCCGACGGGACGAGGACAGCCATCGGCCTCACGCGCCATGCTGCCGTGGGCGGGGAACGCCGCGCGGCAGCCGACTCTATGGCAAATTCTTGTCCAACTGATACCTCGCAACCTCCGGATCAAGCACGGCCATAGGCGTGAACATCGTCGGCTTGTTCAATGCCTTGGCGATAATCGCCTGACCCAGCGCGTTGTCGTAGCTGCCGAATGGCCCGAAGTTGACCGCTGGCACCGCCGCCCTCACCGCGTCATTGACCAGCTTGGGCGACGACACATAACTCGGATGCAGGAAATATTTAGTCGGCGCGAGTTCTTTCGGCATTTACGCAGCCTCCTCTGGCTCCGGCTCTGGCTCCTCCGGCGGTTTCGGTTTTGGGGTAGGTCTCGGCTTAGGTTTCGGCCCCGGTTTGCGTCCCATCATGCTCTCCTATGGTTTCTGTCTTTCGAGATCCCGTAAGCGTCGTTCGTGATCCTCCTCCACCTTGCTCAGACGTTCGACCGACTCGGCGATGCCTTTTACCAGAGCTGTATTGCCGGTAATGCGCTCGCTGATCGCCTGAACTTGTGCCCGTACATCGGCAATCTGATCTAATTTTGCCAACAGCATCGCGGTTTGCTCATCCTTCACCCGGTATTGGCTTTCGGTTCTCTGATTGATTGTATATGCGAGCCATGTGGTGAACAGGATGAAGGTAATGTTCAGGACAATCAGGCCAAGCGCCAGCGGCTGGCTTTTCAAACCTTCGACGACAGATCCGGCAACCTTCGCGCCATGCTCGGTGATGGGCATCACTGTCCATCCGTCGTTAAACAGTCCTTAACAAGAGTTTCGATTTCAGCGGCAGACTCGACCACGCCAAACCTCTGGCCCCCGACAATGACAATTGAATGTATGCCGGGAGCCACATGTTGTTGCACAGCATCCGACGGTCGTAAGACCTCGATATACCGTGACTCAATCCGCAGCTCTCTTTCATCCGGAGAGTGCAGAATTATGAAGCAGCAGATCGGGAGCCACGGTCGCATCCTATCGCCCCCGTGCAAACCCTCCCAATCGGCATCAACGAAAACTTAACGCTTCGGGCCTGTGACCGCCGGAACAAAGTACCACTGCAACGGCCCGGCCGCGCCTTGCTGTGCGAGACCCCATCCACCTGTCGCCGGAGCTGGCTTGATGACGATGGCAATGTTGCCTCCCGAGGGCTCGGTGGGAGGATCAATCGGCGGATCAATCGGCGGTTGATCGGGCGGAATGATCGGGCCACCACCGACTTCTAGCCCCGCGATACTGGCGTAACCGATGAAAACGGCGGGCACAGGCTTGTCGCTGCCGCCCTTAGCTTTCGGCATCAACACGCCATTGATGATAACTGGTACTGCTGCCATTTATTCGTCCTCCGATTTGATGGGCGGTGTTGCCCACTATGGTCTAGCGGAGTCGAATTACACCTATGCGACGCTGTTTGCCACCCTCCCAGCGCAACCGGGCCAATAGATACTTGATCGCTTGCAGATCGTTGCGCAGTAGGCGGCGCTCGAAGCCATCGAGTGTGTAATATGGCTTGTTATCCCTGAACAGCCGCGTCGGCCGCCGGTCCTCAAGCAAGGTCAGCCAGAACTCGCAGTGATCGACCATCATCCTGCGGAGCTGGTTGCGGTTACGCGGCGCGGGCTTCATGCCGCCTGTTGCTCGGTCAGTTCCTTGAGCCGGGCCTTGTCCTTGGCTTCGAGGTAATAACCCTCCCGCCATTTCTTTTTCACTTCGATGCCGACATGGGCCAGCTCGCCGCGCAGGCGGAACACGAACATGTGGATGATCTTGTCATGCGGTATGTCACCGGCGCGGTCGAAATAAAGCGCCGACATTGCCGTGTCCTTGCTGACGACCTCACGCTGCATCAACAGGCAATAGAGCTTGCCGGTTGCGCCCGAGAGTTTCAGTTGCGGCGGATAAGCAAAGCGCCCGCTGATGCCAAGCATGTGCTTGAGCTGGCGGACCTCCTCGCGCAGCGTATCGATCTCCTCCTGCGGGCTCATCGTAAGAACCCGTGTTCCCAGAGATTAACGGCAACGCCGAGCACGAATCCGATCACGAAGAACGCTACGTATTCCATCTCCTTTCCTCCCCCAATAACTCGCGGCCTCTGTCGAACAACGACTTCGGCAGCTTGCCGCTCTTGATCGCTCTCCTCCTCCCGTTCCGATCCGATTTCAGAAATAACTCGCGACAGTCGAAGCGCTGACACACATGAGGCGCATGACCATGAATGCCACAGCCACGTTCAGTGAGATAGATGCAGCTACCATCTGCTCGGCGCTTGAGAGCGCGGCCAAGGCGTTCTCCGTCGCGGGTAGTAATCCAGGCCCAATCATATTTTTCATACTCCTCGTTTGCCAACGGCACGATCAGCGTCCGGCAACAGAGCGTGCAGCTCCCACAAGGCACGTTGGCGC